TTCTTGACAGGAGGATTCGCAGCCATTAAGGTAGCAGCACTGGCAGCAGCAGCATCTATAGGAACATTCGCAACTACAGCAATAGCATCTATAGGAGCATTCACAGCCACAGCACTAGCATCTGCAGGAGCATTTCTCGCAACGGCAGCAGCATCTATAGGAGCATTGTTCACAGTAGCAGTAACTTCAGTAGGAGCATTCTTGGCCGCAACAGCAGCCTCTGTAGGAGCATTCTTACTTACTGCAGGAGCAGCGGTAGGATCATTCTTAGTAGCAGCACTCCCTTTTATACCTATAATTATAGGCATAGTAGCCGGACTGTACTTGTTATGGAAGACGGGTGTAATGGTTTGGAACATGCTTAAATCCCTGTTCAGTTACTTAGTAGATATAGGAGGAGAAGTGGGAAGCGCGTTTGTAAGTGCTGCTAACGCTATACTTGCGCCTTTCAGACTCGTAGAAGATACTATTATGGGAATATGGAACAGGACCAAGAAAGTCGTGAGTTGGCTAATGAGCTGGTTCTCAGGAGGAAATAGTAAAACAATTATAGGTAAGAAAGAAGCTTCAGTGACTAACCCGCACACCGACAGTTATGTTGCTCGAAGGAGCCTCACACCTACATCGTCCAGAATCAGTAATCAGAACACGTCAAACAATACAAATAACTCAACTACTAATGCTCATACTATTAACGTGTCTCTAGACACTCCTCAAGCAGTTAGGGAATTTAGCGATTCATTAGGTATAGAGCAACCATTAATCCATTAGGAGAGTACTCATGCCGAGATCAGGAGAGTCCAGAACAATAATAGTGACAGAAAGTACCTCAGGCAAAAACGCCTCACAGGTACTTGTGCTGGACTCTGTAGATAGCTTCACAGTATCAAACAGATCCAAAGTAGTTAAACACCCTGTAGAAGGTATGGGGTTTAGTTTGACCGATCACGCGTATAATGAGAATACCAAGATACATATGACGGGTATGATCTCAAATGCTACACGTACAAAAGAAGTTGACTTATTGACGGCTAGGAACAGGACCGTTGCATACATTAAGAAGTTAGATGAGAAAGTAGCTGCGTACGAACTTGCTGCTGAATCAGCGACGGGAGGAAATGTATTAGAAGCTCAAATAACTGCAGGGATAGTTAGGGATAAGTCAGACCGAATTGCACGCGATGTAAGAGAACTCCACAAGTACATGGGAATATCCAATATTACTCAACTATCACAAGTAAATAACGGGAGTAGGAGCGATGAGAGTGTGAGCCAAGCGTTGCTCCAGAGGATACGAAATGAACACATATTATGTACAATAAGACACCCTCTAAAAGGAACCTTCACGAAAATGGCATTAGTAGACTTCCAGATGCCTAATGTGACAGGTCCTCAAGCACTCTTCGTAAACCTTACATGGGAACAGCAACGAGTGGCGGAAGTTAAAATATCTCAATCTCAGTACAGTACAGTCAGTGTTGCGACTAAGAAAATCAATGGAAAGCACCAAGGCAAGAAGAAGAGGAAGCTTACTAATCGCGAGATAAATATAATCGAGTCCATGTATGAAGGTAACATATCACGAGAAGCTCTTGAAAATCACAGAGACACTAAATAAGGAAATTCTATGAGCAGAGCATTTATACGACAGTACGAGATTATCTTACAGTCAGCAGGAAAGAAAGACATCATAATAGCTTCTGCAGATATGGAAGATCCTTTACACATAACCTTTAAAGTAGCTTTTGGAGGAGATGTAAGTAAGACGGGATTAGCACTTCTAATATATAACTTGGGAGAACAAACACTCAATTATTTATACTCTGACCCCAACCTCGGAGTAACGTTGAGGGTAGGGTACAGAAACAATCCTATACAAACATTATTTAGAGGAACACTAGAAGCTATAACTACTGACACGGAAGGTAATGGAATTAGAACATCCTTACGTGTAAAGAGCGGGAAAGCTCTAGGGGAGATTACGGTAGAACGCAGTTTCAAAGGCGATAAGATATATAAGTTAGACGTATTAGATGCCTTAATGGGGGACATATACTCAATTACTCAAGGGGGTATATCAGTACCTACACGAACTCAGCTTGAAAAGTTCGATGATAAGACTTACTATACTAGAGGATACACGTATAAAGGGAGGATGACTACTACACTTCGCAGAATATTAGAGTTCATGGGACTACAATTCACCTGCATGGACAATGAAATAGTTATAAGTAGAGTAGGTCAAGACCCTAAATACATAGGAATTGAGCAGTCAGGAGGATTCCTTTCGGGAATAGAGGATTCTTTAGATACTTCAGCTGTAGGTCAAGTAGCTGCAGGCACAGCAGGAATATCAGATACTCTTAGGACATCAGCATTTATAGACCGCGTACAGAGAGTAATGGACTCAGCACCTAGAGCAGAACTAGGGAAGAATATGTTACAGATCCCTGTACCTGTGGGGAACGACGGAAAGAAAGCATCTGGAGACTCAACCCCCTCGACAGGTGTCAAATTTAAGATGTTCATGGACCCTACCTTACGTCCAACACAGTCCATTGTAATAAACAGTGACAAGGGAGACCACGTATATGATAACGAGATCCACGTAATTCAAAAAGTAGATTTCTCAGGTAGTTATGAAGGTAATGACTGGACAGCTACAGTAGAGACAAGAGCATTAGATGCCAGTATACAGACCACTATAGCAAGCGCAATGAAATTAAAAGAACAGTATACACCTACGAGTGCAGACGCTGTACCTAAGGAGTTTGTTGATTTATGAGAGAAGAAATATTTAGCCAGCACGTAGAACAAGTACTTGCAGAACAGCATAACATGATACCTGCACAGATATTAGCGTACAATGCTAAAGAACAAGTAGCTACTGTCATTCCACTAGTTAAGACTATATTCAAAGACTTATCTACAAAAGACCCTATAGAAATACACGGTATCCCAGTAGTTACTTACTCTAACTCCACTGCATGTATTCAACTACCTATCGAAGCAGGGAACAAAGGATACTTATTCTTTCAAGACAGGAGCATTGACCGTTTACTGTCAGAGAACACATCACGTGGGACTTTGCCAATGGACCCCGTAGACCCTCTAGACGCTAGACTTAACGATTACTCCGACTGTGTGTTCTTCCCAGGATTTTCAACATTCGATTCTGCCCACGGAACTTCTAAAGATCTTGTAATTCGTCAAGGGATACCTGTACCTAAAGGAGTATATGGAGATGATGTACTGAGTGAGAAGTTAGCACTGGATATAAAGACCCAGCTATCTACACTTACGGAAGGAACAGGTACTCCAGAATTACCTACTCCCAGTATAGAAACATTGATAGGTGCAGTTGCTCCTATAGTCGGTGCAGCAGCAAATTCTTTAGTATCATCTTACTTAGGACCTATTGCAGGAGAAGTAGCAGGAGCACTAGCAGAAGAAGCATTCACTCAAGTAGCAACAGCAGTGGCTTCAGAGATCGATACCTCAGCACTTCCTAACTTATCAGGTACTGGACAGTCAGATGATGCAGTAGCGTCCGCTAACGAAGCTTTGGGGCAATTACAGAAAATAGCACAGGATGCGTTAGATAAGGCTGTAGAGTATGCCCAAGGACTTGAGCCTGATAAAGAAAATAAGCCAGACCCTAGTAGAGAAGTTGTAGTAACTCTCACAGAGACTGGGAACTGTGTAATACTCACTCAGAACGCCAGCATCACTGTAACGTTAGAGGGAAGCATTAATATTATAGCCCCCGCAGGCGTAAACATTGAAGGGAACTTAAACGTGACCGGAGAAGTTACAGCGGGTAACATAGGGCTACAAAGCCATCACCATAACGGTGTCCACGGACCTACGTCCTCGTCACTACCATAGGAGTCAATTATGGATCTAGCACTAGACCTTAACGGTGATTTAATACTTGAAGATAACAAATTCGAGATCAATCAACGCGGAGGAGAAGAAATTAGACAGCGTATTCAGATACGCCTAAAACTGTTCTATCAGGAATGGTTCCTTGACCGTGAAGAAGGCACCAAGTACTATGAGTTGATATTCCTCAAGGGCACTTCTAAAGAGGAAGTTGATCTGGAACTACAGCAGAGAGTACAGAATACTGAAGGAGTACGTTCAATATCCTCGTGGAACTCTGAAATAGATGAGAGAACTAGAAAATACTCCGCAACATTTATTGTAGTTACATTAGCAGAAGAGTATTTGAGTTTAGATACAGAGGATCTAGGAATATCCATATGATTGAATTATACGTATCACAAGACATTGAACAGCAAACAACGATCACCTTAGGACAGACAGCTTATGTCTACCAGCTTATATATGATCAATATCAAGGATACTGGAGATTTTCACTATTCTTAGATACAGGAGAAGTAATAGCAAAAGGTATACGAGTAGTTACAGGACTAATGCCTCTAAGAAGGTACAAAAGAACCAACGACCCTAACGGCATATTCCTAGTATTTTCTGAAGACCCAGCAGATGAGTCACCTCCTAGGTTCACAGACATGGGAAATAGGACTAAGATATATTTCATGCATCAAGATGATGCGTCAGCCCTTGGGATACCTCCTAAGTACAGAAACTTCACACAACCAAGTCCCTTAATCAAAGGTACTTACTAACTAGTTATGTATAATCAATAATTAAATAGGAAAAAAATAAAATGGCATTTACTATTCAATCAGTTAGAGCCCCCCAAACCGTGGCCGTCCCAGCAACAACAGGAAGTACAGTTATAGTACCTAGATCACAGCGCTCTTACTTGTCAATTACAAACTTGTCAGATACTGAGTACTTATTTCTAGGACTGGAACATGACGGAGTACTGGACTCTGGAGAAGTTATAGGCCCTAGAGCTAAACAGATATATGAAGGTACACTATACAACTTTGAGATTCGAGGATATGCTACAGGAGCCCTTAACGTAGCATATCAGGTTATTTAAGTGGTACGGTATCTAAGGAAAGAGGAGGGCCGTACAGGACGGAACTGTAAATATTTCTGGAGGGCACTTATCTCTCGCTACTTCACTCAACTACAATCTGCCCAAAGTCAATATTATGATTTAAATGGCGATGTGACTTTGAGCGGTGATTACTTAATCTCAGGTTCAATTGAGATAAAAGAGCCACCTTCTGGTATTAGAATCATTATAGGTGGTGACGGTACTGCTGGTGATGGTCAGTTCACAATGTATTTTTCTGGTACATCTGCCTATGTTCAATATCCCATAACTACAGGTAACAACTATGACCTCTCCCTAGACATGAGTAGCCTTGATGGGAAATTAGTATCTTATTCGTTGCAGAAAGTAGGTACGACTATCACATTTACTGTAGGTGACCAAACCGACAGCGAGACACGTGGTGACTGGGAGCCGATTATGGTATCAAATGTTGGGCGATGGATTTCAATATTCATGACGAGCTACTCGGATTCAATCCACGGTGGATTTAGTCTAACCGATGGCTCAACCCTCACGCATGACTTGAGGTTTGACGAAGACCGCACATCTACCACAGTAGTAAATTACGGCACGGGCGCAGATGCCACAGCCGTAAACCTCACGTCTGACAGTGCAGAATTGTTTACTGATGCTGATGGCGACTGGATTGGCGAGGAGTTGTGGGTTAATCCACCGGATGTTATCGACACTGAGTGGACTGATGATGGTGGCGGTCAGTACACGCTAACGGGCACAGGCGCATTCGAACAACTAAGAATGAATACAGGGATATCAGAAGGCGCAAAATATGAAGTTACACTCAATATCATATCTTTATCTGCTAATATAAAACTCCAAGGTGTTGTGAATGCTGTATCCTTCTCAACAACAGGTATGCAGACTACACAGATAATTGCCGATGGTACTTTTTTGCGCTTTGCGAGAGTGTCAGGGGCTACTAACTGTGTAATTAAAGATATATCAGTCAAGCGCCTAATCGAGGTGGCACCATGAGTTATCTTTGTACCATTCATCGTATACCCGATGTCATAGCTGAAGGCTCAGAGTATGATAGGTTAAATACTCGCTTTCCTCACGCGACTAAGGTTGATGGAGTAAACGCGGCTTTTTGCATGACTCTAAGCGACGCGGTTAATCCAATATTGATCGATTGTGATCCTGAAGACTTACTCGTGACAGTTGCGGGTTTACTCCTTGCTGACGATAGGTCACGAGCAATACACATTGATAATAACCAATTGCAGACTGTTTTCGATAGTCCGCAATATCAGCTATTTGCGGGTAACTTTGAGAAGCTGGAAGACCTTCAGGCGCTCTATAAAGCAGTATTCGAAGTGGATTTAGTAGGAGATATGGAGACGGCTAAAGCAATGGCGCGACAATCTGTAAGTGACTATTTTCAACCTTAAAAAAAAAAACTAACATGGACTCATCCTAGCGACTGAGTATATTAACTATAAGGAGGTCACATGGCACTTACAGCTAACGGACTGACCACACCAACACTCACAGAGCTCCTCACAGCACTCAAAGGATCTGCTCAGGCTGAGTTTGGAGTCAACATCGAAGTAAGTACTGATTCTATATTAGGACACTTACTAGGAATCTATGCATCAGAACTGGATCTACAGTATTCTGAGGTAAAAGCACTTTACGACAATCTTAATATAGATACTTCAGTAGGTAGAAACTTAGACGACTTAGCATTCTATTCAGGGACAATACGTCAAGACGCTACAACAAAAGCAAAAATAACCTTTACAGGTACTTCAGGAACAGTAATACCTTCAGGGACGCGAGTCCAAGTAACAGGAGTCGTGCAGCAGGAATTCCAGACCCTGACCACAGTAAGTATACCTGTACTAGGCACAGTAGAAACTGAGGCAGAAGCATCTGGAACATTTATTGCGGACTCTGGTAAGATCAACGTAATGCCTGTAACTATCGTAGGAGTAACTGCAAATAACCTAGCTTCTTCATATACTGGACGTGCAATAGAGACTGATACGGAATTCAGACACCGCTGCCTTACAAATCTCAGTGTAGGAGGTAACGGAACATTATCTGCAATACAATCAAGTATACAACAAATAGTCGGAGTAACAACAGCTCTTGTAGTAGAGAACGATACTTGGGACCTTGTACCTAGAGACACTTCCCCTTTCACTCACACATTCGTTATAGGGGACTGGGTAGCCGCGACAGGCACCACATCTACCATAACAGTTACTGCTGGAACTCACAATAAGACATTGCCCAGTATTCAAGTACTTAAAGGCCTTGAGGAAGTATATGTTAATGAGTCTATAGACAACATAACTAAAGACGTTATAATTACTGTTCCTACAGATGCAGATAAGTTCGACGGTTCGATAGTATTTCTTGAAGAGCCTAGGCCTAGAAAGTCGTTCGAAGTTATTGTAGAGGGAGGCGCTGATTTAGATATCGTTAATACAATAGTTAATACAAAGGCAGGAGGAATTCAAGCTTTTGGAAGTACAGTACTTACGACTACAGACATTTCAGGTATACAGCACTTAGTAGGATTTACTAGGCCGACTACCAGACCTATATCAATTAATATTAACTATACTCTGTATTCTGAGGAGATATTTCCAACCACTGGAGAGAACGATATACGAGAAGCCGTCTTAGCATTCACGGATATTGAGTACGTACTTGGCCGAGAAGTACTCCCACACAGATTATATACCCCAGTAAATACAATACCTGGGATAGGAAGCTTGAATATCACAGTAGCCTACGGCACTAGTCCTGTAGAGTATATCGATGGACAGTTAAGTATTCAATTATTCGAAAGAGCGACACTTGCAAAGGCAAATATAGCAGTCAACAGAGTCTAAAGGAGGCTACATACTATGTCAGCTAACTTACAACAATTAGATTCACCTGTACATACATTATTAAGTACACGGTACGCAACACATGAGGAAATAGCTCTAGAGAATTTAGTAGCTCAATTCACATGTAAGCCTAATATAGAAAAATTACTTAGAATCCCTATGCAGGAGCTTGAGAAAGTAGGTGTAGATGTTCGCGATCTCCAAACAAGTATCTCGATAGAGACTGCTGAAGGAGTACGTTTAGATCAAATAGGAAAACTCTTAGGACGAAACAGAAGTCTTGCACAGTCAGATATTGATTACAGAGTAGCCTTAATTACCCAAACACTTATAAATCAATGTCACGGTACTCAGAGGGAGATCCTTTGCATACTACAACGAGAGATTGATTCAGACCTAGTAAAAGATGTTCAAGTAGAAGACCACTTACATGCACATGTAACTGCTTACGTTAGAGACGTAGAAAAAGCTAAAAAGTTTGGAGGTCCTAAGTTCGTGGACTCCTTATGTGGAGCAGGAATTGGATCAGATATCTATGTACTCGACAATACTTGCACGGAAGCTTTTGGATTTGACGGAGACCCGAACGATCTAGGATACTCCAGTATATACGATGATTCCGATTCTGGATGCATGGTAGGGCTATATAACAAAGACGCTAACGCAGACCTTAATCCTTTCGTACATGAAGACGGAGAAGTTTGGGGATATGGATCTATATACAACACCGACGAATCCGAAGAAGAGGGACAATATGTATCTCTTATCGTATCTACCGACCCTAGATGGATGGAACATGTATTTCCTCCTGAGTTCATGATACTCGAATCCGGATCAGATATATTGTTAGAGAATGAAGGAAAGATTAAGAAGGAGATATCTACCTAATGCCAGATTCAAAAATCAGTCAATTACCTGCAATTGGGACACTACCAGATACTGTAGAGTTCGTAGTAGCCAATGCAGGTGGGAACAGTAAAATAACGGGTGCCGTAGTTAAGGCATCTATAGCAGCTGCAGCACTTCCCTTCGAGCAAGTATTCGTTATAGGAGACTGGACCTCTGAGGGGGCCTTCCACGCACTCAATTACGCATCAACTGTGCATAATAGAGGGGATGCTCCAATGGTGTCAGTATATAAACTTGTTTCCGGAACTCAGTACAAAGAAGTGGGTGTCGATGAAATACAAGTAGATGAAGGAGCGCTAAAAATACTTATTCCGGATTCCCTCACAGCGTTCGATGGAAAATTAATAATCACTTAAGGATATAATATATATATGGCACACGAAATTTACGGAAACCTAGAAGTCAAAGGTAGACTAAAAGCAAGCAGCGATTGGGTACTGGGAGATGACTACACCGTAGGGGTGCAAGTATCCGAAAGTAATACTCTCTACAGATGTTTAGTAGACCATACCGCAAGTACTTTCTCAGTGGACTTAGCAGCTGCTAAATGGGTAGCTATAAGTGCAAGCCTTGCAGTTAAGGGAGGTGCAGCAGGTACAGTACCTATTGCCTCTGACGGGGAAGCCACAGCAGGCACCACGGACACTAAAGTAGCGACTGTTAGTCAAATAACAAGTAAGATCAATGCAGCTCTTTCGGGATCTTCATCGAGCTGGCAGTTCGAGAGCACTGACGAAGTTATTACAGCCACAGCAGGTGCTAAGATCAGTATGGATACGACAGGCGGACCTAAAACAATTACAATGCCTGCTGCTCCTGATCAGGACTCTGTATGGCAGTTCAACGACTCACTCGGAACTGCAGGTGATAATAATATTACAATCGACCTTAACGGTAAGAATGTTGCAGGAGTTGCAGGACCTATAATCATAGCACTAAATAACGGTGCAATAGATCTTCTGTACGATAACTCTGCAGGTGAATATAAATACAGATTAATTAACGGAGAAATTCAATAATGCCACTTACAATAGGACCGCCCTCAGCTGGAGGGAATATATCAGTTCCATCTGGAATACCAAAAGTTCTCCTAGGATTCAATGCGGGCAGTTACTATCCAAATGGATCTACTCTATGGAGAATAGGCACTGACTCTATTGGCCAATTAAAGAATACTGGTGGACAGAGATTTAAGTATGATCCTATTCGTGGATTTAAATTACTTCCCACTGGAACAAATATTATAACAACATCAGTAGGAATTCCATCAAACGCCAACCTAGTTTCATCCGCAATTACTACGGATGATGGCCTATTCTACATGCTGTGCAATGCCACATCATCCAATGGATCTATATTTATTTATGATCACGATGAAACTGGAGCTAGTCCCAATCAAACATTGACTGGCCCATCAAGCCCGACAATTGGAAATAGAAACTCACAATCTGGTGACTATTTAGCGACAACTAGTGACGACCCTACTCATGATATATCTATATTCAAGAATGTCGCAGGAACATGGGGTCCATCCACGGTTGACACATTCCCTCCGATCTATACTAATGGTATTGCTAATGTAAAGATTGGTAATAGCGGAGATGATCTATTTGTATCATATCTCAATGCTGCACATGGCGGAACAAATCGTGGTCTTGTTGAATATAGGTCCAGATCAGGTGATTCATTTAGCTCTGTAACTCAGGATTTGATTCCACCAATTGCTGCCGATGAGAGCTTTCATGATATTGTTGATTTTGATGGAACTACATTAGTAACATATCAGCAACTGGATGTAGCATTTGGTGATGCCGGAAAATACCACATATGGACAAAACCATCAAGCACATGGGTTGTTGAGCAAAGTATTGACGTGCCAGATAAGTCATCCACTAAGATAATTGGGGATGATCTATATATCCTTGATACTAATATGAGAGTTGGACATAATGGAGCAGGTGCCATACTCCACTATAAGAGAACCAGTGGAGTATGGGCTATAGAGAGATTGCTGACTATTACTGATTATGGAGCATTTGGTGATGGTGACTCAAATGTAGCAGTATATGCTGATATTGTTCATCTTCCATCACATAATATTTTAGCTTGTTTTAGTAGGTTCAGCAGCAATCTTACAAGAGTTGGAGCCTGGGACATATCATGATTAATGTAATTCAAATACTTAACTCCATAGAAGACAAGTCAATCTTCCGCAACAATAACAACACTCACCCCGAGGACTGGACAGGTGTAGATCTATCCAGCTTACCTGAAGGGTACTGGGTACGCTTGAACAACAACTCTATGTACTCAGATCTCGATCTTGAGAATGAACTAGTTGTGTGTCACACCACAGAGAATGACTCTACTTACTCTACATATTACAGTATGGATGGATGGTATTGTAGGAACACTACCCGAGTACCTGTAGAGACACTTGAAAAAGTTAAGGCCCATAACGAGCTCAGGGAAGAGCGCAAGAAAAAGTGCTCTGAAGTAGTACTTAACGGGATACGAGCAACAGAAGCAGACTTCATAAACCTTCAGACTAAGATAGCTAGGATGGAAGCCAGTGGAAGTACAGATACGCATTGGGAGAACATTCAAGGTGACTCAGTACCTATAACACTGACAGAGTTGAAAGAAGTATTTGAATACGGAATTGCTCAAGCAGAATCCATCTGGGACAACTACCATGCAGCTGTCTTAACATTATAATTAAACCAACAGGAAAATTTCATGGCACTAGGAACAAGACCAGTAACTGAGATTGGCTGGGCACTCACAACAGTGAATAACGGACCCACCGCAGGTAACAATAAAGTACCTTATACTACTAGGCACTTGAACGAGGGATTTAACTGGAAAGAGAAACCTCCGCGAGAGTATCAAAACCAGTGGCAGTACAATATGTACACTCACGTCAAGTTTAATGGGGACTCCGTAATTGATCTGAACACTCGACTATCTACCTTAGAGTCTGCATCCGCAGGTGCAGGAAACACGCTAGGACTAGAAGATCTTGGGAATGTTACAGGATCAGTTGCACTGGATGGCACCAAAGCCTTCCACCGAATGACAGCAACAGGTGCTTTGCTACTGAGTCCTCCGAGTGGGATCACAACAGACGACAAAGCAGGTGAAACTCACTTCATAGAAATTACTCAGGACGCTACAGGGTCTAGAGTACTTACACTTACTAACGATTTCGAAACTCAGTATAAACCCGTACTCAGTACTGGAGTAGGGGAGACTGACTTAATAGAGATTGTATGGGGAGCAGACAAATGGAAAGTAGTTGAAATAAAACACAATTACTTGCTCAGTTCTATCGCACCTGTGGAACCTGTTGCAGGAGGAGGAGGAGGAGGAGGAACAACTACATCTCTCAGTACTGTAAGTCAAGGGGGCTTGTACGCGTTTGAGTCTACCACAGGATGGAGTGCCAATGCTAAGTGTAGGTCACTAAGCTTCATAGTCCCTGTAGGTGGAATGGAGACAGGTGCAATTGCAGATTCCCTGCACGTGTATTCTAACGTTTTCTTCCCTACCATTGTACAAGACCATCACGTATGGTTGTATGCTTCGAAGACACGTACTAATACACAGCACATAACAGACTTCACAAATCTTCTTACATCGTTAGATAGTGGTGGTGTGTTTACAAATAAAGAAGCTTATCTTAACGGGTTCCTAGACACTTCAGTAGCTCCTGTAGGTTCAGACGCACTAGGTACAATAGGTGGAGAGATACTAGCAGGTCCCGAAACCAACTTATACGTAACTATAATGTACACAGAACTAGTAGCAGGAATATTCACACTCCCTGCAAGTCCTGTAAGAGCATTCTTAAGCGTAGACAGACAATCGCACCTGAAGGATATTTAATATGACTATATACACATTTCATGCAAAGACAAAAGAACTACTTACAATAGAGCAGTCCGATGTAGTTATACATAACTCGACCTCTGTAGAGCCACTAGCTATTGCAGGCCTGAACAAAACACAAGTATTTGTCGAGAACGACAACGCTTGGAAAGAGGTTGTTGATTACAGGGGACGGTTAGGCATCACAGAACTTAACGTGTCTCCAGATCAAGCAGCTGTACTTGTAGAAGAACTGGCTCATAAGAAAGCAGTAGCTATCAAGCAAATGAAAAGCTTACGGACACTTGAACTAGTTAAGGCCGTAGAATATGACGGAAACACATACGATACAGATCCTGCTGCTAGACAAAGTATTGTATCCGTACTTCCGTTCATGGAGCCTGAAGAAGCAATTCTTTGGAGTACTGCGGACAATAAAGAAGTGAGCCTCACTCGGGAAGATCTCGTAGCTCTAGGTAAATTACTCGTAGCAAATACAAGTAACATCTACGTTAAGAGCCGTGTACTGAGATCCAGTATCGAAGAATCCCAAGAACCTGAGAAAGTACTTTTAACATTTGACGTTTAACTAAGGACATTGTATGGATCTAGTAAGTAAGTGCATGGACTACTCTAAGCGCGCTTATGATTCCTCTGACCGGACTGGTAAGTTTATACAGTCCGGTCCTCACGAAGCTTGGATATACGAAGAAGCTGATAAAGTATACGTGGCGTTCAGAGGGACTGAAGGGAAGTTCTCGGACATTATAACGGATCTTCGTACATGGCCAAGTAAGGTCAAGGGAGGTTGGTGCCACTCAGGGTTCTTGGACGGGGCTAGACAACTAGCACCTTACCTGTCCCAATACTTGGTGAGTGCAGTTATTAAAGGTAAGCAGATAGTATTCACAGGGCACTCCATGGGAGGATCACTAGCTGAGGTATACGGATATTTATGGAGATGGCCCAACTCTCAAGTAGTAGCAATAGCTCCAGCAGCCTGTCTACGTGTACGGAAGTACCCAGTACCTCTCCATTACGTAGTAAATGGACCTGATCCCGTAACTAGACTGAGATTCTTAGGGATCTTCCAGCATCAAGGACACCGACTACAGCTAGGAGAGCAAGCACGAGATATTTATGGGTTGTTGCACTTAACCACTTTCTCTCTACTTAAGCTTATTCGAAGAGATACTCCGTATCATAAAATAGACAATTACATAGAGGACTACAATGCACTGTTTTAGAATATTCATAACAAGTACTTGTTTGTTTCTTAGTGGATGTATTACCTCCGAGGTCAACGTACACAAACACATACACCAATACGGACTTGTTAATATGCCTCCTCTTATTACAGGTTCTGAAGTCAAAGACAATCAACTCGATCTTAAGAACACTCCAGAGATCACTCCAACATTTAAGGCAAAATAATGAATCCAGATTATACGAACCACTTACTAAGTACTTTAGCAGCAGCTGTCTTAGGACTCTCTGTATGGGTGTTCAATACCAATGCTAAGATAGCTGTACTTGAATCTAACGAAGCACGTATAGAGAAAGTAATCGAAGCAAACACTAAGACCAACGCGACATTAGCAACCGCTATCAGCGTACTTAGCGCACAAATAAAACACAGCATTAAGGAGAAGAAGTCCAATGGCAACTAAAGCAGATAATTGCATTACGAGCTCAGCGTTCGTAAATACCTTTTACCCAGAGCTCACAGGCATCGTCACTACGCTCGATGGAATGGCAGCAGTGGGCCGAACATCATATACGATCACTCTTGAGACAGACACGCACTGGCACGCAGTCAAAGCTAAGTTAGAGCTAGATCTCTCAGGCCTTGGTTACTCAGTTACAGGCACAGGTAAGATCCTTACTATCGTTATCTGTCCATAAACCAGAATCTAAGCAGGTATCCGAACCTGTTTTGAAACACAAAC